GGCGGCTATCATCTGTTGCGGAGATCAAAAAAGCAGACACGCAAAATCTGCGATCTTTCTAGCTGAAGACTGCATAGGGCATACGATCTACCCGCATCTATTCTTTTTTTCTCCACACACAAGCAACGAAAAGAAAAACTCAAAGATACTTAGTTCTAAGGGCTATCCTGTGTGGTTTTGCGGGAACAGCCAGCAAGCTTGCATAGATATTATCTACAGGCTTTCAAAATTCAAAATGCGCTCTTGGGTCGGGATCGCCCCGAATCTTCCAGAACGCTACAACATTAGCAGGACAGGAATTGAATTCCTCTGGAGAATGCGTCCAGCCAGAGACATTATTTTCACTGACATGCAGATGGATGATGTTCTTCTAAACTGGTCATTTGACCTTCTGAAGTATCCAAGAAATGTTATTTGCCAGACAGAGGACGAGAAAATCCTTTACCCAGCAGGGACTAAACTTCTTTCAATCTATGAGGATTTTAGGCTGTGACAACGCAAGAACTAGAGCTTCTTGCCCAGACATTCTGGACACCAAAGAAGGATCTTTCGGTTACAGAGTGGGCTGAGTCAAATCTTTACCTTTCGGAGCGAGTATCCTCGACTGCGGGGCCGTATTCAACCCTCCTCACCCCATATGTTCGTGAACCACTGGAGAACTTCAGAGACGAGCGATTGCGAACCATGATCCTGTGCTGGGGGGCGCAGACAGCCAAAACTACATCGATCCTAGCTGGGCTGGCGTACAGACTCGATTTAAAGCCCATTCCTACCATGTGGGTCATGCCCAACGAGAATCTAGCCAGATCTTTCTCAGAGTATCGCTGGTTGCCCATGGTGGACGATTGCGAGGCATTAGCACGGCACAAACCAAAGAATCTGGATAAGTACAAGCTGATGGAACAGCATTTCGACAAAATGTCGGTCTGGTTCTTTGGGAGCAACTCTCCAGCCAATCTCGCCTCACGCTCTGTAGGATTATTGATTTGCGATGAAACTGATAAGATGTCGGAGGCAACATCCAAGGAAGCCAATTCGATCCAGTTGGCAGAGGTTAGGACGAAGACCTATCCCTTATCCCTTACGGTACAAACATCCACCCCAACCACAGATTACGGCCATATCTGGCAAAGCTTCAAGAGGGGTGACCAGAGATACTACTATGTCCCATGCCCCTTTTGTAACGAGGAACAAATACTGACTTGGCCTCAAGTAAAGTGGGACGAGAACGCCAAGAATGAAGATGGGGAGTGGGATAACGAAAAAGTGCGCTCCAGTGCCTATTATGAGTGCGTTTCGTGCAAGGGAAGGATAACTGATGGTCACAAGACAAAGATGCTTAGAATGGGCAAATGGAAGCCAACAAACCTTAATCCAGAGCCTCAAGTCAAATCCTACCATCTTTCGGGCATTTATTCCCCTTGGGAAACATTTGGGAAGCTTTGCGTCCAATTTCTAAACGATAAGAAGAGCGTCATGGGATTGCAGAACTTCGTGAATTCAGTGCTTGGGCAACCTTGGGTGGAGGTCGAAGAAGAGAATCAGATGAAGGTATCTGGATCTGGATACAAGATGGGGCAGAAATTCGAGGGTTGCGAAAAGCGAATCATCACAGCAGACATTCAAGAGGCCAAGGGGTTCCACATGTGGGTAGTCGTGCGTGGATGGAAAAACAACGGAGAATCAAAATTGGAATGGTGCGGAAGGCTGGAATCATGGGATGCCCTACGAGCCTTGCAACTGGACTGGGGCGTAGGCGACAAAATGGTATTTTGCGACAGTGGTTCGAATACCAGAGAGGTTTACTTCCAAGCTTGTAGGTGGGGATGGACTTGCTTACTTGGATCTGATTCGTCACAGTTCGTCCACATCACACCAACTGGGCGAATGATAAGGCCATTCAGTACGATAAACTGGGGAGATCCTCTGTCTGGAACTGGGAGAACAGCACAGGCAGAGGGGCTAACGAAATCTAAATGCCCTGTCATTCGATGGTCGAACCCATCAGTAAAAGACATGTTGAGCCTGTTAAAGAATGGGAAAATGTCGAAGTGGGAAATACCAGACGATTGCCCCGAAGAGTGGCACAGCCATTTAAGCGCAGAGGTGAAGAGGGCAAAATATAATCCGCTTTCTGGCAGGACTAAAATGGTGTGGCATCGAATCCGAAAGGATAATCATTTAATGGATGCAGAATGCATGAACTTAGTGGGAGCCATGTTGTCTGGATGCATGCCAGTTCCCCAAAATGACAAAATCGAAATTGAGGAGGTAAAGGAGTGAATACAATTTTATCCTATGTGTTTTATTATATCGGCCATGTATTCAGCTATTTCATGCTGGCAACAGGGCTTGGATATGGCTTCTACAGCAAAATGATGTCCATTTCTTGTGATCTGGATCAAAACGAAGTTATCTGGAAGCGAGTAAAACAACGGCGTAAATATAGGCGCAAGAGTTGACAGCTATACAAAAGCATGGCTATCCAAGGTGTATATTACGGCTTAGACCTAGCCACAGTTACACAGATTCGCACAGAAACCCTAACAGCAATCGAAGCCATCCTAAAGACTGGAGCATCCTATAGCATTGGTGGAAGGCAACTTACGAGAGCAAATTTACAGGAGCTACAGAATACAGTAATGGAATGCACGGCGGCTATCAATCGTTTGGCGGGGCCGAGGGCTAGGATCAATCGCACTTTCCCAGATTATTCAAGGGGTGGCAGGAATTAAAGTAGTTGATATAAATAGCGATAAATAATAAGATAATCAAATGCCTCAACTAAACTTCCTAGAAAAAGCGATTACTGCAATCAACCCCAAGTTCGGGGTCAAGAGACTTGCCGACAAGTGTAAGCTTACGGAATTAACCAGATTTGCTGGGGCGTATCCACTTAGAGACAGATTGCCATCACGGCCATTATCTGGTGGCGAAGGATACAATTCTACTTACGAGCGCATTGAGCTTATTAAGGCTGGTCGTGATCTTGAGGACAATAATCCAATTATTAGGTCGATCCTTCTGAAATTTTCGCAGTATGCTCTTGGTAATTTCCGCTATATGTCACGCACTGGAGACAGGGCGGTTGACCAATCCTACGAGGATTACTGGTCGGCGTGGTGCAAAAAGTGCGACTTCTTTGGCAGGAATAATTTCCATGCCCTTTCCCATCTTGCTCTTCGTTCCGTACTTCGTGATGGCGATGTTGGCTTTGTTATCACAAGGCAAAACTCTATTGATGGGCAAGTCGATCCTAATTCGGATATAAGGCTACAAGCAGTGGAGGCAGATCGTATTGGAGGCATGTTCGACAATCCTACATCCAGCCAAGAGTATATTGGTGGCGTAAGATTCGACAAGTACGGACGCACTGAATCCTACAAGGTCTATCGACGGACGCAGGGCAACTTCTATACAGATGCACAGGAGATTCCAGCATCGTCTTTCCTATTCATTTACGATCCCCTTCGACTGGATGAAGTTCGTGGTCGTAGCCATCTGGCCTCTGTTATCAACTATTGCAAGGATCTTGCCGAAACCATGGATGCCGAAAACCTTGCCGTTAAGAACGCGGCTTTCCGCATTATGACAATCTCGAATGCAAGCGGATCTTCTGACGATCCCGCATCTTACTTTAACCAAGCTGAGACAGATTCGTATGGCAACTCAATGAACATTGAGAATATGCAGAGGGGTCAAATTAACTATATCCCTACTGGTTCTGAGATGAAGATGTTCGAAAGCAATCGTCCCTCTTCAGCATTCCAAGGCTATGTGGATTTGATCGTTCATATGATCGCACTGGCCTTTAATCTTCCCTTTGGATTCTGCTACGATTTGTCCAAGCTAGGGGGGCCGACAGTACGGCTTGAGATGGCATTGGCCTCACGCACCTTCAAGCGTTGGCAGAATATCCTAGAGGATCGCTTCTTTGATAAGATTAAGAACTTGGTAATCGCAGACGGAATTGCTAGGGGCAAGATCCCGCCCAATAGCAACTTCACAAAGGGCAAGTGGATTTATCCCTCAGATAGCACCATAGATGTAGGCCGTGATTCACAAGCAAATATCAGCGAGTTTAAGGCGGGACTGAGGACGGCGGCTGAGGTGTACGGAGCTAAAGGAGAGGACTACGAGGAGGCACTAAGGCAACGAGCCTACGAGGTGAAGTATGCTCAAGATCTTTCGAAGGAGATGGATGTTCCAATCGAATCTATTTCCGAGGCTTTCAAGCCAGCCATGCCAGCGTTCCCGCAGGCGCAAGCACCAGCACCAGAGGAACAGCCACAGGTTCCAGATGAACAGCCCAAAGAAGAAGTAGCCAAGATAAAGCAACAGCACCTAGATGACGATTATGTTCCTTCTAGGGCTAGGCGTACAAGCACCTCTAAAGAATTTACCACACAGGATGCGGAGATGGTACTGGATGCAATCGAGATGCAAAACATCTCTGATATTGATCTTTACCCTAGCGATGGAATGGTCGAGTCTGCCAAGTCTGCCTTGCGGATTCGTGCTGAGAAGCCAGCCAGCCAGCGTGGAATGACACAGGTTGGAATCGCAAGAGCTAGGGACATTATCGGACGCAAAAAGCTTTCTCCCCGCACTTGGCGCAGGATCTACAGCTTCCTTTCACGACATGAGGTGGACAAGAAGGGTTCGACATGGAGCGAGCAAGGCAAAGGATGGCAAGCGTATATGGGGTGGGGCGGTGATGCAGGACTTGCAAGGGCTAAAAAGATTGTCGGTCAATTGGACAAAGCACGGAGCGAATAATAAATGATTGCGCTTTGTTACAATTCAAGGCGCATGGATCTTGGCGATTGCGGAACTGGTTCAGGTGGATTTAAAAAGGGAAACACTTGCGCTGGAGGCGGAGAAGAA